CAGATACGTATGCATTACCAGTCAATGTGAAATCCTTATAGGCTACGACATTTCCAGTGATATAAGTATTACCCAAAACTTCTAGGTCCTTGTCGGCGTAGACATTGTTACTAATTGTCAATTCTTCGGTAATTGAAACATTCCCGGACACGTATGCATTACCGGTCAATGTGAAATCCTTAGAGGCTATGACATTTCCAGTGATATAAGTATTACCCAAAACTTCTAGGTCCTTGTCGGCGTAGACATTGTTACTAATTGTCAATTCTTCGGTAATTGAAACATTACCAGATACATATGCGTTACCAGTCAATGTGAAATCCTTGTAGGCTACGACATTTCCATCTACGTAAACATTACCCAAAACTTCTAGGTCCTTGTCGGCGTAGACATTGTTACTAATTGTCAATTCTTCTATGATGGAAATATTACCGGATACGTATGCATTACCAGTGAGAGTAAAGTCTTTGTAGGCTACGACATTTCCATCTACGTAAACATTACCCATAACCTCAAGGTCCTTATCAGCATACACATTGTTGGAGATGGTCAACTCTTCGGTGATATTGACATTTCCAGTTACATATGCGTTACCAGTTAGGGTAAAATCTTTAGAGGCTACAACATTGCCACTCACATAGGCATTGCCAGTTAGTGTAAAGTCTTTGTAGGCTACGACATTTCCATCCACGTAGACGTTACCCATAACTTCAAGATCCTTATCGGCATACACATTGTTACTAACGGTCAACTCTTCTGTCACCGTGACATTTCCAGTGACATAGACATTTCCATCCACAAGAACATCTTCATGTGCGTAAATATTAGCATCCACGTGGGTTAAACCGTATACATGGACATTAATGTCTTCATCCAATTTTGGAGTAAATGTCTTATCAGTTGGTTTTGCATCGGTATACGCCAAAGCAAATTCATCGGTACCCTCTCGGTAGCCAATAACAACATTTGATAACGCACCCGGTCTATGCATCAAAATACCCAAATCAAGCGTCGTATCACCCGCTCCATTATTTGTCCCGAGTTCAATGAGAGCATCCTTGATAGATGTGTTTTCGGTATAAATCACACTGGTATCTCCATTTACACGAAGATTGCCGTCAATCACGAGATTCCTAAGAATTGCAACATTACCTGAAACGACGAGGACATTTGAACCTGTATCGTGTACATATAAATTAGAGCCGACGCTGAGTGTATGGTTTTGGGGAGCTGTATTTACTACACCGACTGAATTAGAAGTTATAATACTTATACTTTGTGCATCTAGTGCAGAACCAGTAAAAACGGAGATATTTGAAGTAACGTTACCGAATTGTGTTGCACTTTGTAAAGTTGGTTCAATAATATCTGTAGCAGCTTCACCGGATTCTGTGATTTCTTTGGTAAATTTGTCATACATGAGTAGAACAACATTCGAATCCGTATAGTCAGTTCTTTCGCGAATTGGAGATAAATATACTGCACCGGGAGTACTGACATCAAACGAAACATTACTCGCATTGAACACAATTGTATTTTCTGCTTGTTCTGTAGCATCAGGTACATTCTTACCAAATCTAATTTGGGTAGATCTCTCTACTGACGGTAAGTTCTTCACCATTTAATATATGAGGCTAAATTAATTTGCGTAAAGGAGACCTGCCATCCCATTTTGTATACGGAGGATGTTATAGTTGACTGCATATATTGGGTCATTTATGGGTAAAGTTTCGCTCATGAGTTTGGCTGACTCGATTCGGCTGAAGTTTAGTGTACCCGTGGGTTGTAGGGAACTCGTCATGAGACAAAAACAGTAAAGGAAGAAGTCTGGAGAGGTTACAAAGTTTGTGTGATAATAGTTCATCACATCAATGAAGTGGGGTTTACCCCATTTGTAGTTTGACAATTCAACTCCATTTATACACAGTTTAACCTTATTCGTTGGCGAAGTGAGAGCGCCATCTGTAGTTGTATCCGAAGAAGCGAGATACTTTACTGGGTGATTGAAGATGAGATCTTGGACAGTCTCACCACTTGGAATGTTCTTTTGAACTTGGGTGATGAGAAGATCGTGTTTTCTTGTCGCGATGTTACCCCTCTCTTCATTGTCTAGATAGTAATAGTTTGCATACATTTCAAAATTATAGTTGGCAGCTTGTGAACCCCAATGAATTCTCAGCTCAACGTTGTGGTAATTAAGGGCTACGAGAGGTAGGGCACATTGTGGTCCTTCACAAAAAAAGAAGCGAAGGGGGTAAAAATACGAACGCGCGTGAACACCTGGGTGTGTACCGATCGCAGACCTAGAAATGTTTTGAGCGAATGTATCTATCGCAATTTTTTCAGTGAAAATAGAGTCCTGACTATCAATAACAGAACCACCAATCAGAAGTTCAATTTTATCGATGAGAAGATCCCAGCGAGAAGTGTCTACAGCTTGATTTGTATCATCTATGGTGAGGTAAATGTAGCCGAGCATATCACCAGACCTTTCAATCTGAACACTTGACATTGAATTATTTTTCACATCTCCGCGTATCGTCTGCTTCTCGATGGATTGTGAAAAATTGGAGTGTCTTTTAAACGTGGAATTAAAAAACGATATCTCCGGGTTGCCCATGATGTACTCATCCTGAGCGCCGATTGCCACTAATTGAACAATACCCGAAGACATGTTTATTACTACTTTAAAGGGAGAAAATTACAAGTTTGGTTTTCTACACACAAATCTAAAAACTAAAAAGTTGGCACCACCATCCGAAGAGTTTTTGATGGTAGCACCGGTTTGATCTCTAATCGTAACACTGAGACGATCAATTCCTCGGATCGGGTTCACATACTGGCTAACGATGGGATAGTTGTCCTTGAAGCTGATGAGAGAGTTACCGTCTTCGTGAGTAGTACTATCTGTCACGATACTCGCGAAAGAACCCCTAATCATACTCATATGGGATTGACCAGTGAGAACATTGGAAGCCCTGTCATTAAAGATGGTATCCAATTCTTCAATGGAAACATAGCAATGTTCTGTGACAACGTTAGAGTGAATGTGAGCGGCGAGGAGTCTAGCCTGAACAACATTTTTGAGGGGCTGCTGGAGATGGCAAGTAAAAGTGTTGGCACTGTCTTGACCAATGGAATCAACAGTTATGACATGATATTCATAATCAAGATCTGGAATAGTTTGGGGAGAAGTAACCAAAGCCATTTATAATAGCTTAGATTAAAGATCCACCGATTCCATCCTCAATCTCGTAACCCGCTTGCTCGGAGACGAGCTTTTGGGCACCACAGAGTCCACCCGGAGTCAAGCTCTTGGTGTATGGGCTACCCTCACTGGTGTGACCAGGGACACATGCGATGCGGTTCTCGAGACCAAAGAGAGACTTCTCGTTGATAGCTTTGATGATAATTGGTCTAGGCTGATACTTGCTGGTAGTTTTGAAAATACCAAGAACAAAGATCACAGCGATCAGGCTGAAAATACTGATGAGAGCATTTCGGTTGGCACGGTTAAGGGTGTACATTTATAATGTACGGACATATTTTTTTGAAAATGCGTTAAAGGTTAATTAATAGTTTCCATATAGAGAGTAGATGGACGAAGAAATTGTCATTGATCGTGGAACTACAAATGTTATGAAGTTAGATGCAGACGAACAAGCCCTCATGGATGAAATTGAAATTTCCACCGCCCGTCCTCAGCCTGTGCGTCGTCCTGTAACTAACAAACCATATGTGCAACAGCAGCACCAGGAGTCTATGGATGCTTTTGTCAACCCAAACAAACAGTCGGCTCCTACCCAACCACATATGGATGAGGAGATTGATTACGGTGAAGATGAACCAATGTTTTTTGATGATGCTGATGATGGTCCAGGACCCCATAGTGAAGAGGCACCATCCAAGGGATACAGCTCGGTGGATGAAGAGAAAGCGGACCTCATTAATAAGTTGGGTCGGCTTGAAAAGAAGGGGTTTGCTGTCAATAAGAGGTTGAACGCCTACTCCAATGTTGAAGAACTTCGTACAGAAGTCAAGAGGATTACCTACAGTATTGATGTTGAACAGTCTGTTCGCTTTTCTCGTCGTATGCTTGTGGCCTGTGTGACTGGTCTGGAGTTCCTTAATAAGAGGTATAACCCCTTTGAGATTCAGTTAGAAGGTTGGTCTGAGTCTGTCATGGAGGGGGTGGACGACTATGATGGTGTCTTTGAAGAGCTTTACGTGAAGTATAGATCCAAGGTGAACGTCGCTCCAGAGGTCAAACTCATCATGATGTTAGGTGGTTCGGCGATGATGTTCCACCTCACAAACTCTATGTTTAAGAGTGCCCTCCCCAATATGAACGATGTTCTCAAGCAGAACCCAGACCTCGTGAAGAATATGATGTCCGCGGTTCAAAATACAACCCGTGCACCCTCAGGATCTGCTGATGCCGCCCCAGTTGGTGGCACCGGACAATATGAGATGCAGGGTCCTGGGATTGACATCTCCAGTCTCATGGGTGGTGTGATGATGCCCCCACCCCCACCAATGAACACTTCCATGCCAAGCAACAACTCATCCTCAGCACTTGATCAGGATGATGACGATGTCTCTGACATTGTCTCTATTTCAGGAGAATCCACTGGTGGTGAGATCAAGGAGGTTTCGGTCGGTGGATCCAAGGCAAAGAGAACCCGGAGAAAGAAGAAAACGGAAATTAATCTCTAACTAAAGTATAAATGATAGGTTACTGTCCTTTGGAGGAACTGGAACCTCCAATGCGACGTGAGCAGCCCGTCGTCACAAAAAAGGCCGAGGTCAAGTCAGAACCAACTGGTCTCGAAGAAAGTGAATGTAATTACGTCGTCATGGCTTTCATTGTCGGCGTTCTTTTCTTAGCCGTCTCTGATTCCATCAGGGCATAATTAATAAATTGATTCTACCTTTGGGTCTTCCCCAAATGGTAAAATTGATTAATAACCAAAAGTTGTAATTTCTGTCGAACCACCCGTATCATTGTCAAGATCTGTCGTGTCATTTGATTCACGGGTAATCTTCGTAATTTTACCATTACAGGAACTCAACAATTCCATTGAAATGTCGTATGTATATGCGCGTTCAGAATCAATATTATAAGGTATTAAACGTATACTTCTAGTACCGGTTGATACAGTAGGACTCCATGGAAATGGGTTATTTCCACCGAATAAATTCTTCGTGCCTATTGCCACGTCCAGAGTTGGTGCTGATTCATCACCCGTACCACCCTGCACCTCTAAAACCATCGTACTTATATCACCAACTGTTGACCCATCTGTTCTTCTCAACATAGCCACAATCTTTGCATAAAATGCACCCATACCAAAAATCAATTGAATGTCTTTAGCGAGACCGGTAGCAATTGAAAATGTTTTAGAATATGTCGTACGAGTAACTTCTGCGGAACTACTTATTAGACCACCACTAACATCAAGACCAGCACCACCTTCGCCACCAATATTAAGAGTACCGAAATCTATAGTTCCCGATACTTTTATATCACCGTCAATCTCAACTGAACTCTTAAAATGTGTCACAGGATTTACACTTTGAGAAGGTTGAATATATATATTACCTGTAGTGTCTGCATAAATGTTAGAGTTACCACCGATGGTTGTAAGTTCTATACTGGCATTTGAGGATACACTCTCAAATCTCGCAACACCCGTTAAACCGAGAGATGGATCTCTATGATCAACAACATGAAACTGTCGTCCAGGTGTAGGGGTTCCCATACCCACGTTACTTGTGTCAATTAGATGAATAGAACTTGTGATCCCGGTGACAGTATTAGCTACACCTAGACAGAGACCAGTTGTCTTATTTTCCAAGTTGCTGAACCCTCTTACAAAACCACCCTCATCATCATTGGTATATATGAGAAGGTTCGTCTGTTTATCATTACCAGTACTCTGAAGTTTCATGATATCATGATCACCAGGTGTTGTATCATACACATGTATGTTAGACGTTGGTGAGGTTAGACCCATACCCAATCTACCATCTTCGTCAAAGCGAGCAAACTCTTCATCTTCACCTAAACCATCATCGTGTGTAAATGTTAACGGACGGCGTGTGACACCATTTAAAACATTTCGGAGAATATTCAGTGATGAAACTCCAGTCGTCGTTAGAAATTGGAAACCCGTCAGCTTAAATGTACCTGTTCCCGCAAACTCAATATCACCCTTAACAATGAGTTTAGTATTTGTTCGCCCCGCAGCAGCAGCTGCATCTGCACGATTACCACCTATCACAACGGTTCCTAAATCTGTAATACAGAGGGGGACATCTCCCGTTCCTTCGCCGATGGTGGAAATCGTGTCTTCGAAAGATTCACCGTCTCTATCTATAGTTTGAAATATGTGTTCACCCGCAATATGTCTAATTCTGGAAGGACCAGATTCATTTGCAGAACTGTCCGTTTTATTACCCTTGAATAACACGAGTTCATTCTTATCAAAAGATTCAGAATAACTCCTTTCTACAAAA